AAGTATTTGATAAGTTAATGGAAAAAATGACAGAAGCTAGAGTACCTGAAAATGGAAGAATATTGTATGTTACTCCAGTAGTAAATACACTTATCAAAAATGCAAAAGAGATACAAAGAACAGTAAACATAAAAGATGGTGGAACTTCTTTAAATAGACAAACAACTGATATTGATACAGTTAAAATAATTAAAGTTCCATCTAACCTCATGAAAACTGCATATGATTTTACAACTGGTTGGAAAGTAGGAGCAGGAGCTAAACAAATATTTATGTCCTTAGTTCATCCAAGTGCAATAATTACACCTGTTTCTTATCAGTTCTCTAAATTAGATGAACCAACAGCAGTTACAGAGGGAAAATACTTTTATTTTGAAGAAAGTTTTGAGGATGTATTTATATTAAATAAAAAAGCTGATGCAATACAATTTGTTGTTGAAGGAGCTGAAGCATAATGGCACAAGTAAGGAAATTAAATAGAATATTAACTATAGAAGAATGTAAAATAGATGATTTCTTAGAAATGGGATATGACTTAATAGATAAAGATGGAAAAGTAGAGAAATATGGTAAGTCTTTAAATGTAAAGGATTTGGTTGCTGAAAATAATATTTTAAGAAACAAAGTAGAATCTTTAGAAGTAGAAAATAAGCAGCTTAAAGAGAAAGTAAAAACTTTAGAGGAAGAATATATCCAATCTATAGAAAAAGCAGAGCCTACAGAAAAGAATAAGTCTAACAAAAAGTAGGTGAAAGTTATGGGAAATAATATAATTGATGATATAGAAAAAAGACTTGAAAGCTTTGAGTATACATTAAAAGATGGAGACAAGTGGTTAATAGATTTTGTAAAAGAAAAGATAGAGAATATTATTAAACTGGATTGTAATATAAAAACTATACCAATTGAGTTAAAAGAAATTGAAGTAGATATGATAGTTGGTGAGTTTTTATTTACGAAAAAAAATATGGGTCAATTAGATATAGAAAGTCTTAATTTTGAAGCTGTAGAAAAGTCTATATCAGAAGGTGATACAAAGGTAGATTTTGCTATAGGAAGTGGCTCTCAAACACCAGAACAATGCTTTGACACTCTTGTAAACTATCTTTTAACTTATGGTAAGAATAAGATATTAACTTTTAGGTGCTTAAGATGGTAAGTAAAACTAGAAAAGCAATAGAAATGCTATATAGAGATAAATGTACTATAGTTGAGTATCAGCCAATTAAAGACCCTATTACAAAGAGAACAAATAATAAAGAAGTAGTCGTATTAGAAAATCAACCATGTAAACTTTCATATAAAAATATTACATCAGCTACAGATGGAAAAGTAGCTAAGCTAGAGCAAACTATTAAACTCTTTATATCACCAAACATAGAAATTAAAGCAGGTTCAAAACTTATTATAAATGATAAAGAATATGTAAGAAGTGGAGAATCTGCGTTATATCCAAATCATCAAGAAATAATACTTGAGCTATTTAAGGATAAAGCTTAATGGCTAGATGGGGTAGTGTTGATTTTAGAAATTTTGAGAGGGCTTGTAAGAGAATGGAGAAATTTACAAAGATTGATTTAGATAAGTTTTGCAAAGATGCAGCAAGAGAATTAGCAGCAAGACTGCTTGGTAAAGCAATTAGAAGAACACCAGTTGATACAGGATTTCTAAGAGAAGGTTGGAATGGAGTAGCTTATGCTAGGTCACTTCCTGTTTACAAAAGTGGGAATAATTACATTATAGAGGTGATTAACCCAACAGAATATGCCAGTTTTGTTGAATATGGTCATAGAACTAAAGGTGGTAAAGGGTGGGTTAAAGGACAACATTTCTTAACTATTTCAGAGATGGAATTACAAAGCCAAGTTGATAAGATTATAGAGAAAAAATTATTAATATTACTTAAAGGAGTGTTTGATGCTTAATAATATTATAGATGGAATATCTATTAAATTAGATAAATCATTTGGAAATGAATATACAATTTATAGTGAAGATGTGGAGCAAGGTATAGATGAACCTTGTTTTCTTATTGTTCCTATAAATCCAAGTAAAGTACCATATCCAAGTGGTAGAACACTAAAAAAGAATTCCTTTGATGTACACTATTTTCCAAAAAGTAATGATAAATCATTTGAAATAAATGAGGTAGCTGAAATTTTACTGGAGGAATTAGAGTATATAGAAATTGAAGGGGATTTAGTTAGAGGAACAAATATGAATTATGAAATTATAGATAATGTACTCCATTTCTTTGTTGATTATAACTATTTCACTATAAAAAGTAATAATACAGATAAGATGGATACAGTAGAGTTATTCGGTGGTTTAAAAAGAGGTGATAGTATTGAAAGCTAAAGTATTAAGTAAAGAAGATGAATATAAGTTTACTAAGGAGCAGATAGTTAATTCTAAGAAGTATGTAAATAGAAAAGATTTATTAAATGCAATTTTAAAAGAAAATGAATTGTATTCCTTCTCAGAGGTAGAGGATAGAATAAATAAATTCATGAAAGGAGTGAGTTAGATGGCTTTAGGTGGAGGAACATTTGTAACACAGAATAAAGTATTACCAGGTAGCTATATAAACTTTGTAAGTGCCACAAGGGCAACCAGTTCACTTAGCGATAGAGGTATTGTTGCAATGCCTTTAGAACTTGATTGGGGAATTGATGAAGAAGTATTTCAAGTGACTAGTGATGATTTTGAGAAGTATTCAACTAAGTATTTTGGATATGATTATACACATGAGAAGTTGAAAGGTTTGAGAGATTTATTTAAAAATATAAGGCTAGGATATTTCTATAAATTAAATAAAGGTGTTAAAGCTAGTTGTAGTATTGCTACAGCTAGATGCAGTGGTATAAGAGGTAATGACTTAAAAGTTATAGTAACAACAAATATAGATGATAATGCTAAATTTGATGTTGTAACACTTTTAGATAATAAGAAAGTTGATACTCAAATAGCTAAAGTTATTACAGAACTGCAAGATAATGATTATGTCACTTGGAAGAAGGAAGCAACATTAGAGGCTACAGCAGGATTAACTTTTACTAATGGAACTAATGGTGAAGCTGTGACAGGAACAGAGTATCAAGCTTTTCTTGATAAGATAGAAAGTTACTCATTTAATGCACTAGGATGTTTGGCTACAACAGCAGAGATTAAAAGTTTGTTTGTAGAGTTTACTAAGAGAATGAGAGACAAAGTTGGGGCTAAGTTTCAAACTGTATTATATAAAAAGAATGATGCAGATTATGAAGGCATAGTATCTGTAGAAAATAAGATTAAGGATAAAGATTTAGCAGAGTCTAGTCTAATTTACTGGACTACTGGAGCTATAGCTGGATGTGATATAAATAAATCTAACACTAACAAGCGATATGATGGTGAGTTTGATGTAGATGTTAATTATACACAAATACAACTTGAAGAAGCTTTAAAAACTGGTAAGTTCATATTCCACAAGGTTGGAGATGAAGTCCATGTGTTAGAAGATATAAATACCTTTGTATCATTTACAGATGAGAAGAATGATGATTTCTCAAGTAATCAAAGTATTAGAGTATTAGACCAAATTGCTAATGATATTGCAACACTATTCAATCATAAATATCAAGGTGCAGTGCCAAACGACAAATCTGGTCGCATTTCATTTTGGAATGATGTAGTGAAGCATCATGAACAACTGCAAAACATGAGAGCAATAGAAGATTTCAAAGCTGACGATGTTTCTGTAGAACCTGGAAACGACAAGAAAACTGTTGTAGTGAGTGATGCTGTAAAAGTTATTAGTGCTATGAGTAAGCTTTATATGACTGTTTCAGTTAGTTAAGAGAGGAGTGTGATAAATAGATGTCTAAAAATATTACTATGAATGTTAGAGATGCAATAAGCGGTTCTAAAGCTGAATGTTTTGTAACAATAAAAGGTAAAAGATATAACTTTATGCAAGCTATTAACTTAGAAGCTAAAATGGAAAAAAATAAAAGTGAGATGCCAATCCTAGGTAGCATTACAAAAGGAAACAAAAGTACAGGAAGTAAATTTTCAGGGAGTGCTACCTTTTATTATAATACTTCCATTTTTAGAGAGTTGTTATATGAATATAAAGAAACAGGCGAGGATATTTACTTTGATATGCAAATTACTAACGAAGACCCAACAAGTTCAGTAGGTCGTCAAACTATAATACTTGAAGATTGTAACCTGGATTCAGGTATAATTGCTAAATTTGACGCTGATGGAGAATATTTGGATGAGGATGTAGATTTTACTTTTGAGAATTGGAGAATAGTTGAGAAGTTCAATATAGCAAATGGTATGGAGTAAAATACACATTTATGATTTATGGATGTGTATTTTTTTATTTATAAGAATAGGAGATGATTAAAATTAAGGATAAATATGAGATAAAAGATTCAATTTCTTTTGATTATAGCAATAAAAGACCTTTGGAAGAACGTGTCAGCGAGATGTATAAAAAGGCAGGAAAATATCTTATAGATATTTCAGATAAGTTAGCAACAGATACAATTGATGGTTCGTCATTAAAGCCAATAATCATAAAATTTGAAATAAATGAAGCTGGTGTTGCAACAATAGAAAAACAAACAAAATATTTGGTGATGGAGGTAGAATAAGAATATGGGAGATTTAAACGCTTTTTTAAGTCAAAATGCAATAAAAGTAGAGAATAGAAAGTATGTGGCAAGTGAAAGGTTTATAGGAGAAGATGGAAAAGCAATCGAATGGGAACTTAAAGCAATAGATTCAGATAGAGATAGACAATTAAGAAAAGATTCAACTATAAGAGTACCTGTACTAAATAAAAAAGGGAAAGCAACAGGGCAATACACTAGTGAAACAGATTTTAATACTTATACTTTGAAACTGTGTGTAGAAACTGTAGTATTTCCAGATTTACATGATGCAGAACTTCAAAATAGCTATGGTGTAATGGGAGCAGAGGAACTATTAACAACAATGTTAACTCCTGGTGAATACACAGACCTTTCAAGTGAGGTAGGAGAAGTGAATGGTTTTGATAGGACTTTTGAAGATAAAGTAGAAGAAGCAAAAAACTAATTGAAGGAGGCGATTATGATGCTAGTGTAGCTCATTATTGCCTTCATAAATTCAAATGGAAACCACATGAATATACAGATTTACCAGACTTCGAGAGGGCATTTGTTGCTGCTTCTATAGATATTAAAGTAGAAGAAGAAATAAAAGAAGAAAAAAAGACTGCTAAAGAAGCTAGAAGAAGTAGAAGAAGATAAAATATAGGTAAAATATGTAAGAATTATATGTTATAATATTTTTAGCAAGAAGATGTAATCTACAATTTATAGAGTGGAGTTCATACAAAAGATTATCCTCCCAACGTATAGAAGGGAGGTGAATATGTATGGATAATTTTTTACAAGGTGTACTAGCAAGTTTAGTTGCCAGTTTAATAGTTTACTTAACTAGTAAGTTATTTAAAAAAGTAAAAAGCCACTCAAACACGACTAAGAGTGACTTTGATTTTAAACTTACAATCAAGTTTAAAAGAAATAAACATTAATTTTTAGAACTTCACTCTAGTTTCAAATAGATTGTAGTTCTTCTTGCTTTTATTATACCACAAATTAGAAAAAATATTGCCTATAATATTTTTATAGTCAATAAAAAGATGAAATTTTTATAACAAATAATAAAAACTTTATTATAAAACTATTAATTTGCAAGGTATCTATAAATGAGTAGATATTTTTTTACTTATATAAAATATTTGAAATGATAGCATATTCCTGTTTTGGGAACGTGGTTAAAACTCAAACTATATTACTAGTATTATATTAAATATTTAGCATCAAAATTAAATAAAGAAAAGAAAGCACTTACTTTTTGGTAGGTGCTTTTGTTTTGCTCAAAATGGTCGGTTGAGTAAAATAATTAGAAAAAATTAGTAAAAACTCTTGAAAAGTGTCGCGATACAATGTATAATTATATTATCGCGATACAGAAGAGAGGTGAAAATTATTACTGATAGCAGTAGAGCAGATTACTTCAAGCAAAGACGACAGAATAAAAAAACTTTTAGTGTTCTACTAGATAGAGAGAAAGTAGAGAAAATTGAAGAACATTTAAAAAAGAAGAACAAGACTAAAACTATTTGGCTTGAAGAAAAGATTAATGAAGAGCTAGAAAAAGAGGAATAAAAAATAAGAGACGTTCTCCCCGACCAAAGATTGAACATCCCTTATTGACGTATATTATATACACTAACTATAGTATACGTCATTCCTTGAAAAAAATCAATTTTAAGGAGTGTAATAGTTATGGAAAATTTAATAGTAAAAGAGTTTAATGGAAGTCAAATTTATACTTTTATGTGGAATGACAAACCATGCTGGATAGCAAAACAAATAGTAGAATTATTTGGATATGCAGATGCTACTGTAACAATAAATCAATGTGTTGAAGCAGAAGCTTTTGAGAATGGTTTAGAATTTGAAGTTTTAATTAAGGAAGATTTAAAGAGATTTAAGAATATAGTTAATGAAGTGACTAAGAATACTTTAGCCAGTTCAAATATAATAAATAAACATACTCCAAACTTAACTATTTTTTATGAAGATGGATTGTATGGATTTTTACAATACACAGATAAACCAATTGGTGTACAGTTTAGAAAATGGCTTAGACGAGAAGTTTTACCAAGCATAAGACAAACTGGTGCATACATAACTAACAATGCTGACCCTCAAGCATTAAGAGACAAGGCAAATGAAATAGAAAGTCTAGATACAGTTAACAAGACTATAGAAATACTAACACCTTTTCTTGATAATGCTGGAATAGATGAAAAAGTAAAGTTACTTACAGCAAAGACTATCTACAAAAAGGCAGGAATAGAGTTACCTTTGGAGATTGAAGAAAAAGAACATTTCTTTGATACAAAACAAATTGCAACCAAGTTAAATATTTACTCTAAAACTAATAAACCTGCTTTTGTGGCAGTTTGTGAGATTATTAAAAAATTAGATATTAAAGAAGAAGAAAAACTTATAGTTTTAGCAAATAAGGATAATTGGAATGGTACTACAACAAAGTATTCACAAAGTGTAATAGATAAGATTAGTAAATGGATAGAGGAAAATAATAGACCTGCTAAGATTGCAGGTGAAAAGAAGAATTATCATGTGGTTTATAAGATTGAGTAAATTCTATTGTATTAAATAATATATTTTAGTTTAGTTTTGAGGGGGATTAATACAATGCGTGAAAGTTTACTTGATATATGTGGTTCAAATGATATAGATAGATTCATGAAAACTGCTATTATATTAAAACAGCTAAGAGAAATAAATCCAAAAAAGTTTCATGAATTATTGAATATAATAGATGAACATTATAAAATACAACAAGAGAAAAATAATAATTAAATAATATACTAAAAAACACTTACTCAGGTAGGTGTTTTTTTATTGAAAGGAGTTAATTATAATGTAAAAATTTTACTTATATAGTATAATTATGTTAAAAAATATAATTTAGGGGGAGATTATGAGAGAAGGAAAGAGAAGAAGAGGATGTCTATTTTGGTTTGTCATTATTATTATATTTTCTGGGGTTGTTGGAGCAATAGCAGGGAACAGTACTAATAATGAAAGCACTGAAAAACAGAAAGAGGATTTAACTAAATATATTGGTGAAGAAGGTAATATAGGAGATTTAAAATTAACTGTTAATAGTATTTCAAAAGCTAGCGAAATACCAGTAGCTTCTGGTTATTTGGCATACACTCCAGATAGTGGTAAATATGGTATTATAAATTTAACAATAAAAAATCAAACTAAGGAAAGTCAATCTTTTATGTTAAATTCATTCACATTAATAGGACCAGATGATTCAAAATATGTTCCATCTTTATTGATTGATGTAGGAAACAAATATATAACTATGGATACTGTAAATCCTAATTTAGATGTAACAGGTAATATTGCATTTGAAATTCCTAAGGATTTGCTAGTTTCTGATTGTAAACTAAAATATAGTGGTTCAGAGCAAGAATTTATATTAAAAGAAAAATAATTTGTAGATTTAAAAATATGAAGCATTTACTTTAAATAAGTAAGTGCTTTTTTAATGAAAGTAGGTGATTATAATGTAAAAATTTTACTTATATAGTATAATAATCTTATAAAATTGCGTAGGGGGTAATATTATGGGATTGTTTGGAAGTAAAGATAATTGTTGTATTTGTGGAGAAAAAGGAAAACAAAAAATAGCTGATGGATGGTTGTGTAAAGAGTGTTTTAAGAAATATGCAGTTGCCACCTTTACTCCAGGAAATACTTTATATCGTGGGTTACCAACTAAATTAGAGGTCGAGAAGGCTATTGAATCAAAAGATGATAAAGAAAAAGAGCTTAAAAATTTTAATCCTACAAAAAAAATATTAAAATTTATGGAATTTGATGATAATAATAAGAAATTTATTGTTTTAAATGGGTTTAATAGAGAAAAAGTGAATTTAAATGTTTATAATTACAGTGATGTTATAGAATATGAACTTCTAGAAAATGGCGAAACTGTGACTAAAGGAGGGATAGGAAGAGCTTTAGCAGGGGGAGCTTTATTTGGAGGAGTAGGTGCTGTTGTTGGAGGAGTAACAGCTAAAAGAACAACAAAAGCTTTCATAGATAGTCTTAAGATAAAAATAACATTAAATAATTTAAGTAATCCTAATGTTTATGTAAATCTGATACAATTAAGAACTAAAAGTAATTCTTCAATTTACAAAATGGCATATTCTTCTGCACAAGAAATATTATCTGTTTTAGCAATAATTGTAAAGGATAATGAAGCTGTTAATATACAAAATAATTCTAATGATGCAATACAACAAGTAAAGGGATTAAAAGAATTGTTAGACTTAGGAGCAATAACAGATGAAGAATTTAATACTAAGAAGAAAGAATTACTAAATTTATAATACAGAAAGCACTTACTAAAAATTAGTGAGTGCTTTTATTGTATTAAAATAAGGAAGGAGAGTGAAAAAATGGCAACGATACAGACATCTATCCGAATTTTCGACGGAATGACACCTGCATTTCGGCATATGACTAATGCTATGAATATAGTACTGAGTTCATTCGAGCAATTACAAAGAACATCTAGTAATGCTATAGATGCTAATAGTATTAGAACAGCTAGAGAAGAACTAGCAAGAGCAGAAGCTGGATTTGATAGATTAGAACGACAAATAAGAGAATCAGATAATCAACAGCGAAAACTTAATGAGGATATAAATAAGGGTGCAAGTTCTACAGATAGATTAGTTGGAAGTGCAAAGAAGCTAGCAGCAACTTATTTAGGTATAAGAACATTAGGAGGTCTAGGAAATTTAAGCGACCAGATGACAAGTACTAATGCGAGACTTGGCATGATAAATGATGGGCAACAATCAGATGCTGGACTTAATAAAATGATATTTCAATCAGCTGAAAGGTCAAGAGCATCTTATTTGGATACTGCAAAGATAGTTTCACGAATAGGTATGAACGCAGGTAAAGCATTCTCTAGTACTAGAGAAATAGTAAGCTTTGCTGAACAACTTAATAAAAAGTTCGTAATAGCAGGTGCAAGTACTGAGGAAATGAATTCGGCTCTTTTGCAGTTGACTCAAGGGTTAGGAAGTGGAGTTTTGCGTGGAGAAGAGTTAAATGCTGTGTTTGAGTCAGCACCTAACATAATACAAAGTATCGCTGATTACCTCAACGTGGATATAGAAAAAATAAGAGGCATGGCAAGTGAAGGAATGTTGACTGCCGACATTGTAAAAAATTCTTTGCTTGCAGCAGCAGAACAGACTAACGCAGAATTTGAGAAGATGCCTTACACATTTAATCAAATTTGGACATCAATAAAAAATAATGCAATCATGATATTTGGTGTTATACAGAAAAAAATTGAACAGTCTATGTCTAGTAAGGGATTTCGAACCTTTATAGATAATTTTATAAACTCTTTGTATGTACTTGGAAATGTTGCTTATAACATTTTTAATGGAATTATAAGTATATTAGGGAGCCCAGCTTTTCAAAGTTTTTCAAACACAATGATTGTTGGGATAAGTTTAATTTCACAAGCACTAGGCTGGATAATAACACAAGCATTAAACCTTGCTAATATATTTGCACAAAATTGGAGTATAATATCTCCTGTAATTTTGGGGATTGTAGGAGCATTAACATTATACAAAACAGCAGTACTAGGACTAGCAATTGCAAATTCCATTGCATTATTATCTCAAAAATGGTTTGATTTTCAACTAGCTCAAACAGCCATTATGCATGACCTAGCCACAGGAGCAACATGGAGACAAATTATAGCACAATATGGTTTAAATGCGGCATTATATGCATGTCCACTAACGTGGGTAGTTTTAGGTATAATTGCAGTAATATCTGCTGTATTTATATTGGTAGCTGTGTATAATCATTTTGCAGGAACAAGCATAAGTGTAATAAGTCTTGCAGTTGGAGCTTGGTATTGGTTATGTGCAGTCGTTTATAACGTAATTTCAGGGATAGTAAATGCGATAAATATTTGTGTAGTTGGAATAGCAAATGCTTTTAGAACTGGTTTATATGCAGTACAATGTTTTTTTATTGATATGGCTAACGCAGGACTCAAGGCAGGTGTTAATTTAGACAAAGCATTTGATAAATTTGCTACAAATCTAGCAAATGGAATTATAAAGGCTGTTAATATAGCTGTAAAAGGATTAAATTGGTTAGTGGAACAGATTAATAAAATTCCAGGAATTAATTTACCACAAATGAAAGAATTTCAAAAAGTAAATACTGTAATTGGTACAAAAACAACATTTAAACCTATTCAAAAACCGCCTGAGCCTAAAGCATGGAAACCAGAATTAGTAGAGTACAAAAATTTAAGGTCAGAATTTATAAAAGGATATGACGTAGGACATCAATTACAAAACAAATTGAAAGATAAATTTGATATTAGCAAAATGGCAGAAGATGCAAAGAAAAAATTAGGATTGGATGATTTATGGGATAAAAAATATGGATTAGGAGATGGATTTGGTTCAGCAGGATTAAACTCTCCTCTCAATGATGCAGCAAAAGGAGCAAAAGACACAGCAGGAAACACAGCTAAAATGGCTAAAACAATGGATAAAAGTCAAGAAGACCTTAAATATCTTAGAGATATTGCAGAGCAGGAGGTAATAAATCGATTTACAGGAGTAAACATAAAAATTGATATGAATAATACAAACAACATAAGTAAAGATACTGACTTAGATGGAATAGTTAATGTACTAACTGAAAAATTAAACGATGCTATGGCTGTATCAACAGAAGGAATAGTTTAGAGAGGAGGTATAATCGTGGCTTATGATTTTTACTTGGATGGAGTACAATTACCAATCACACCTGGCAAATTAGAAATAAAAACAACAAATAAAAATAAAACTGTAGACCTTATAAATGATGGAGAAGTAAACATATTAAAGACTCCTGGTCTATCTGAAATAAGTTTTGAAGCAGAGTTTACACACAATAAATTACCGTTTTACAAAGGTGCTTTTAAAGATGTTCAATTCTTTTTAAGTAAATTAGAACTTTTAAAAACCGATTGTAAGCCATTTCAATTTATTGTGTCTCGTGAGTTAGGCAATAAAGTACTATTTAATACAAATAGAAAAGTATCACTTGAGGAATATAACATAGTAGAAGATGCAGAGAATGGTTCAGATTTTAAGGTTGCAATAAAATTAAAACAGTATAGAGATTATTCAACTAAAAAGTTAGTACCTGCAACACCTGAAAAGACAAACTATGGCAGGACTCCTCCTCCAGTCATGAAACCAAAAGAATTTAGACCAGATTCATCCAATAAGCCAAATGGTAAAACATATACAGTAAAAGCAGGGGATAGTCTTTGGTCAATCTGTCAAAAACAACTTGGTAATGGTTCGTTATATAAGAAAGTATATGAACTAAATAAATCAATGATGGATAAAGCTAACAAGGGAAAAAAATTAAGTAAATACACCATCTATAAAGGGCAGGTGTTGAGGCTTGTCTGATGATTTAGTTCTGGCGAATGATAGAGATATAAGGCTAGTTATTGCACATTGGGAAGATTTCTACGAACCTGTAGTTTTGGATGGTATCACATGGGAAATTGAAAGGCGAGGAACACCTTCAAAGTTAGAATTTACAATAGTCATGGATGATATATTAGAGTTTTGCGAAGGTAACTCAGTAAGATTATATTACAAAGGTGTAGGCATATTTTATGGATATATATTTCAAAAGAAAAGAGATAAAGAAAATCACATAAAAATTGTTGCTTACGACCAGCTAAGATATTTTAAGAATAAAGATACTTATGTATATAGTAATAAAACTGCAAGTGAACTTGTAAAAATGTTGGCTAAAGATTTTAATTTAAAATACAATGTCATAGAAGACACTAAGTATAAAATCTCTAGGATAGAAGAAAATAAAACACTCTTTGATATGGTTTTAACTGCACTTGATGATACTTTAAGAGAGAAAAAGGAAATGTATGTACTATATGATGACTTTGGAAGAATAACATTAAAGAATGTTGCATCAATGAAATTAGATACTGTTATGAATAATGATGTAATAGAAGATTTTGACTATAACTCTTCTATTGATAGTGATACTTACACAAAGATAAAATTAGTAAGAGATAATGAAGAAACAAGTAAAAGAGATGTCTATATCGCCCAAGATTCAGCTCACATAAGGAGTTGGGGTGTTCTACAACTATTTGAGACAGTAGATAAAAATATGAGTGAAGCAGAAATAAAACAAAAGTGTGATATACTTCTAAAATTATATAACAGGAAAACTAAGACATTAAGTTTAAAAAACGTCTTAGGTGATATAAGAGTAAGAGCAGGTTGTTTGCTTTTTATTATGTTAGATTTAGGAGATATTAAGTTACAAAATTATATGATAGTTGAGAAAGTTAAGCATACATTTGAAAATAACAGTCATTTTATGGATTTAACTTTAGTTGATGGAGACGAATTTGCTTCATATTCTTCAAGTTCCTATTCAAGTGGAAATAGTAATAATAAAGATGAAAAGAAAAATGGTCCCGCACAAAGTACTACGAAAAAAAATACAGGAAGAAAAGTAGCAGCATTATTTACAGCATATTATCCTGGACCTGGTATAGAAGGCGGAGATAAAGATTGTACTGGTAAAAAGTTAGTGCCTAAAAATCAAACTTGTGCAGCTCCTATGGATGTAAAGAAATATTACAAAAGTTGGTATAGTGAAAAGTTTTTAAAGGAGCATCCGTTTATAAAACTAAATGATAAAATCAAAGTAATACTACCAGGTTCATCTATAGACGGAAAAACCTATACAGTCAGAGATAATGGAAGTGCTATTAATATATCTTCCTCAGGAGTTTATGATATAGATATATTAATGTCTACAGCAAGTGAGTGCAATAGGTTTGGCAAAAGAAAAGGGTATATAATTATAAATGGAGATGAAGAAGAAACTTATCAAGTTCAAGGTAATAATCAAAATAGTAATGCAAATAATTCTAAAGCAGATAAATTAATTAGTATAGCTAAAAGTAAATTAGGTTGTAAATATGTTTGGGGGGCAGAAGGACCAAATACTTTTGATTGTTCTGGATTTACACAGTGGTGCTATAAACAAGTAGGTATAAAAATTCCTCGAACTGTTGCAACGCAGAGTAAAGCAGGTAAGGCTGTAGATTTAAAAGATAGAAGTAAATGGAAAGCAGGAGACTTATTATGTAGAGTTGGTGGAGGAAATAGTAATCATGTCATGATGTATATTGGGAATGGTAAAATGATTCATTCGCCACAGACTGGTGATGTAGTAAAAATACAATCGGTTGATTCCTATCGAAAAGGAAAAGCGTACACACATGTAAGAAGATTTATATAAGTGAGGTGATAAAGTGTCACAAGACTTATTACAAGTGATAAAAAAGGCTGCAATGGATGCAGTAGAAACAAGCAACCCAATGATGATTGCATTTGGAACTATAGAAAGTCTTAATCCATTAGTAGTTTATATAGAACAAAAAGCATCTTTTGATGAATTCTTTTTAATACAGACAGAAACATTTAAAAGATATACAGATAAAAAAATAGGAGATAAATTAGTATTAATTAGGATGCAAGGAGGACAGCAATATTTGATTTTAGATAGGATGTGATAGAGTGTTACCAAGTGATAATTTAGATTATGATATTGAAGATGTATCAATAATTAATTTTGATGTAAGGCAAGAACCAAGTAAGACATTTAAATTAAATATGGAGAGAAATAAAGTAGATGGTATTTGTGATGATGTTGAAGCATTAAAACAGACCATCTTTTTAATTTTAAATACTGAAAGGTATGAGCACCTCATTTATTCTTGGAATTATGGAGTCGAGTTGAACGACCTTATTGGAGAGCCTATTTCATATGTAATACCCGAACTTGAAAGACGAATCAAAGAAGCGCTAATTCAAGATGATAGGATTGAAAATGTAGATAATTTTGAGTTTGAAAATATAAAGGGTAAAGTACATTGTAAGTTCACAGTTTACAGTAAATATGGAAATATAAAAGCAGAGAAGGTGGTGAGTGTATAATTGTTTGAGTTAATGACATTTGAAAATATAATTAAAAGAATGTTAGATAGTGTACCAGATACTTTTGATAAAAGGGAAGGTTCTATAATATATAATGCCTTGGCACCAGTTGCTATAGAACTTACAGAGACTTACATTGCCATGGATGAATTATTAGACCAAACCTTTGTAGATACTGCTAGTTATTACTATTTAGAGAAAAGATGCAAAGAGCGAGGAATCACACCTCTTGAAGCCACTAATACAATTGCAAAAGGAGTTTTTAACATAGATATTCCTCTTGATTCACGCTTTAATTTAGGTGAGTATAATTATACAGCAACTGAAAGGATTAGTGAAGGAATATATAAGATGAAATGTGAAACTGCTGGACCTATATTTGAACTTGGTCAGTTGATTCCAATAGAATATATAGATGGGCTTGAAACTGCTCAGTTAACTGAAATATTAATTAATGGAGAAGATGAAGAATCAGAGGACAGTCTAAGACAAAGATACTATGATAGTTTAAATTCACAATCATTTGGTGGTAATATACAAAACTATAAGGATGAAGTTAATAAATTGCCTGACGTTGGGGGAGTTAAAGTATATCCAGTTTGGAACGGTGGAGGAACTGTTAAGTTAGTAATAATTAATTCTAATTTCAAAGTACCATCAGAGGATTTAGTTAATTTAGTGCAAGAAGAAATTGACCCAATTGGACATAAAGGACAAGGCTTAGGATTAGCACCAATAGGTCATAGAGTCACAGTTGAAGGAGTTACAAGTACAACTATAAATATATCAGCAGAGATAACATATAAAAACAGCTACACTTGGGAGAATATAAAATCAATTGCAGAAGAAGCAGTTGATGACTATTTAAATGAACTTAACATGAGTTGGGAAGATGAAGAAAATTTAATAGTCCGTATATCTCAGATAGAAACTCGTTTGTTAAGTATAGATGGAGTGTTAGATATTACAAACACAATGATAAATGATGTTAAATCTAATCTAACAATAGATAGTAACAGCATAGTAACAAGAGGTGAGGTAATTGGATAAAAAAATTAATCTAATAAATTACTTACCACAAGTTTTGCAAGATAAAGAAGAGTATATAAAAGTATTTAATGCAGAAAACAAAGAAATAAAAACATTACATGATAAATTAGATGATGTCTTAAATGACCAGTTCTTAGAAGATTTAACTCCAAGTGGTGTGAAAAGATGGGAAAAAATAATGTCTATAACTCCCAAATCAAATGAAACTTTAGAGGATAGAAGGTTTAGGATTTTTAGTAGATATATAAGTAAATTACCCTATTCAGAGAGATTTTTAAGAAATTGGTTAGACAATATTGTTGGAGAAGGAAACTATGAGTTAACTATTAACAATTCTACTTATAACATACATTTAGAAAGTGATGCTAGAAATCAAGATTGGTTTGAAGAAGTTCATTCTTTTGTAAGTAGCATCAAACCTTGCAACATGAGTCTTGATTATACTAGAGTGTTAGTTAGTAAAGACAATTATATGAATTTTGGTATAACAACCCTAATGGGTCAAGAAATAACTATATACCCTTGGAGTCCACCAGATATAGAAACTTATGGAGAAATTGATGTATTAACTGGCAATGGAGTTGGATACCAAGAGGTAACAATATTTTAGGAGGTGATATA